GATCTTGCTGCATCAAACGCATTAGTTCGTCCAGGCGCTATGAATACAGTAGGTGCTTCTTACATTAAGCGTAAACACGGTAATGAAGCGGTACAGTTTATTCATCCAATTATGAAGCCCTTTACCGAGAATACATACGGTGTTATTATATATCAAGAGCAGGTTATGCAGGCATGCGTACACTTGGGCGGTATGACTTGGTCAGAGGCTGATAAGGTCCGCAAGATTATTGGAAAGAAGAAAGATGCAAAAGAGTTTGACCAATTCAAAGATAGGTTTATTGCTGGGGCTTCAAAACACATTTCTAAGAAGCAAGCCGAAACGCTCTGGCATACTTTTGAAGCGCATGCTGGTTATTCTTTTAACCGTTCCCATGCTGTTGCTTACTCTATGCTTAGTTATTATACTGCTTGGCTTAAGTTTTATTATCCACTTGAGTTCATGTTTTCGATTCTTAAAAACGAAAATGACAAGGACAAAAGAACAGAGTATCTGATTGAAGCTAAGAGATTAAAGTTAAGCATTAAGCTTCCACATATCAACGAGTCTGATGTATTCTTTTCTTTAAAGGAAGACTCAATTAGATTTGGCCTTGGAGAAGTAAAGTTTATTTCAGATAGTATTGCAAACAAAATTATTGACCAGAGACCGTTTGCTTCTTACTCAGAGTTTATTGACAAGGCTTCTAAAAAAGGCAGCGGAATAAATAGCCGTGCTATCTCTGCTTTAAATGCAATCGGTGGAGCGGCATTCCCAGACAATCCTAGAAGCGGAAATGAAAAGGATAGTTACTACGAGTATCTAGGTATACCTACATTTAACCTAGAGGGAATTCCACCACGCATTAAATCACAGGCAAGACCTATTGAAGAGTTTGAAGACCTCGGATCATTTGTTATGTTTGGTATGGTTAAATCAATTAAGCGTGGTAATGGTTGGGCACGTATAGAATTAGTAGATGAAACTGGATCTATTGGTCTATTCCATACGGAGCAGACTCAAATAGAAACAGGACAAATGTATTTTATCCTTGTAGGTGACAACAGAATTGCTCGTTATGTAAAGGTTAGCGATATTGATCCATCTGGGTCTAATTCATTTGTAGATTACCTGTATAAAAAGCAATACGATCTTGACGAAGACGAGTATGTTGTAGTAGACTTTACTCCGTATGTAACAAAAGCTGGAAAAACAATGAGCCATATAGTTCTTTCAAACGCACAAAAAGAATTAACTAGAGCAATTGCTTTCCCCACAATGTATAAGATGTCCCTTGCTAAAATGCGAGAAGGAATGAAATGTAAGGTTGTTCTATCTACTTTAGATGATGGAACTTTAATGGTAAAGGAAATAAAATGACAGAAGAATATGATATCAATGATGTCCAAGCTTCACTAACAGCAAGCAAAGTTTTGGTTGCTATTCTTGAAACACTTGGAGAGGTAAGGGTTGAAACAAAAACCTTGGTTAGTGCAGAAAATAAAGATAAAGAACTTATTGTTGATTACGATGAGACAGGTCCAGCATTTATTTTTAGACTTCCAAAGCCAGGCGATCTTGAATATAATGCAGAGATTATTGATGGTAAAGTAGAAGAAGCGGAATTAATTAATGACTTCGAATAGCATAGTAACAGAGTACGGCCTAGATGCTCTATCAGCAGTTTTGCATGAGACTGCAATTGAAAAGGGTTTCTGGGAAGGCACAATCAGTTACGACAAGGTTGGAAACAAGTTAGCGCTTGTGCATTCTGAAGTAACAGAAGTTCTTGAAGCAATCAGAAAAAATAAAGGATCAGAAGAAGTTGTTGAAGAGATGGCAGATGTAATCATTAGATTGCTAGACATTTATGCAGCAATGAGAAATTCAGGAGATTTAATACATAGCCTAGATGATGTTCTAGATAAAAAAATTAATATAAATAAAGAAAGACCAAAGCTTCACGGCAATTTATTTTAATGCTATACTAAGGGAAAGAAAAGGTTCACATGAGTATATTAATAGATGATGTATTGGCAAAGCTAGACCCTAAAACAAGAGCAAGAGTTCAGTCTGCACAGGATGTTCAAGTTGAAAAACAACTTACACCTAGTATTGGATTAAATTTTGCTTTGCGTGGAGGTCTAGGATACGGAAGACAGGTTCTAGTATGGGGCAATAAGTCTGCAGGAAAGTCTTCTTTTTGTTTGCAGATGATATCTTTGGCACAAAAAGAAGGAAAGACTTGTGCTTGGATAGATGCAGAAGCATCATATGATCAATCATGGGCTGAAAGTTTAGGAGTAGATTCATCTTCCCTTATCTATTCTCCAGCAAAAACAGTTAATGATATGGTTGACGTAGCAACAAAGCTAATGGATGCTGGAGTTGACATGATAGTTGTCGACTCAATTTCTGCATTGTTGCCTGCAATTTATTTTGAAAAAGATGGAAATGAAATGAAAGATTTGCAAGATACTAAGCAAATCGGCGCTGAAGCAAAGGATATGACCCACGCAGTCAAGATGTTAAACTATGCAAACAAAAACACACTACTTGTTCTCATCTCACAACAACGAAATCAGTTTGGATCTATGCATGCTTCGCACATCCCCACGGGTGGAATGGCAGTCAAGTTCTTTTCTTCAACCGTCATTAAGCTCTGGTCGTCAGAAGCTGAGGCTAATGCTATTAAAGCTGGCGTTAAAGTTGGCGACAAAATTATCGAACAAAGAGTCGGAAGACCAGTTAACTGGATTATTGATTACAACAAACTCGGCCCCCCTAATCTATCGGGACAGTACGACTTTTACTACCAAGGGGACTCTCTCGGTGTAGACCGTGTTGGAGAAACTCTTGATGTTGCAGAAATGTGCGGGATAGTAGAAAAAGGTGGAGCATGGTATACAGTAAATGGAGAACGTTTTCAAGGACGTGCAAAGGCTGTAGCATATTTAAAGGAAAATCCAGATGTTGTAGACAGCTTGGAAGAAGAGATAAATGCCAAATCTTAATGAGTTTCTTAATAAAGGAGAAAAAATATTTCCTTCAGAGCTTGAAAAAATAGGTGGAGTAAAACCTTGTAGCAAGTGTGAAAAAGATTCTGAAGAATATTTTTGGGACGCAGTAAAAATGACTATATCTTGGGAATGCCCAGACGGACATAAGAATTCTTATGTGGTTGGATAATGTCAGAAAGATCAGAAGTAAAACGTGATGGCGCTAAGGCTCAAAAAAATAGTGGCCGTGGCGATTATCAAAAAGGTGATGCAAAGTGGAACCAGTTCCTTGTGGACTATAAAGAAGCAAAAGCATCATTCAATTTAAATAAAGATGTATGGGCTAAAATCTGTACAGATACTTTTAAGGTAAGTCGAGATATGCATCCCGCTCTTAAAATAATTATCGGTGAGGATTCTAAGGTTCGACTTGGAATCATTGAGTGGTCAGTCTTAGAAGACTTGATCGCATTCTGGGAGGAAAATAAAAATGGCTAATCCAACAATTACAATCGTTGGTCGTGTAGGGCAAGATCCAGTTAAGCTAAACAATGGCGGAGTAAGACTTCGTATTGTTTCAAATGATCGTGTAAAGAATGATGCAACAAATCAATGGGACGACAAGGACACCTCATGGTGGACAGTTAAGGCCTGGAAAAGTTTGGCAGAACAAAGTATTGCTACCCTTAAGAAGGGTCAGGAAGTTGTTATTGTAGGAAAGATTTATGAAGAGACATGGAAAGACAAAGAAGGTAATAGTAGGACATCTTATGATGTAAACGCAGACACAATTGCAGTGACAACCTGGTCTTTATCAAAGGGCGATTCAAATGTATCTAAGCAGTTCCCCAAATCAGACTCATGGACATCTCCAGCTAAATGGGATATTACAGAGGCAGAGGTTCCATTCTAATGACAACTTTCCTGTTTGGGTTGTTGTTAGGTTTTGCAATCGGATATCCATTCGGATTGTTTATAGATAAGGTAGATAAATGGCAGAAGAAAAGAACACACTAGAACTAATTAGCAATATTACTGAGTTTAATGACCTACATGAGTTTATGAAAGATGAACATCTAGACAAGGCATTAGCAATTGTAGTAAAGCTATTAATGAATCCAGATGTTCCATCTGCTAAAGCACCCATGCTAATTATGGAGCTTCAAGCAATGTCTACTAAGTTTGCCGTAATGTCTTCTGTGTATTCAACTATTGCTAAAGATAAAGCGGGAACTGTAAATAATAATAAAAAGAATGTTTACTATTCAGTAAAGGAGTCCATAGACAAACTTGTAGATGCACTTAAGTATGTCGTTAGGTACAACTCATAAATGGCTAGAGATATTGTAAAGAACCTTAAGTTTAAAAAGCACACTGGAAAGTTCTTTGATCCAGAATTATTTGCTCAACTTCTTGATGAATCATATAGAAATACAAAACGTGCAGATGGTGACATGACCAAGAAGTCGTTTAGCCCAAGCTCATTGGGGTACGGACATGGCAATTGCCCAAGATATTGGTACATGGCATTTAGTGGTGCAATGTTTATTGACGACAACGATGCTGTTGCTGTAGCAAATATGGCTCAAGGAACTCAAGCCCATGAAAGACTGCAAAAACTTATTTCTACAATGCCTCAGTTTAAAGCAGAGGAAGAAGAAATTACTAATGAGTATCCTCCCATACGTGGCTTCATTGATTTGATTATGGAGTACGACGGAGAAACTGTGATTGGTGAAATTAAAACAGCTAAGCAAGAAGTGTGGGACACAAGACAGTCTGAGATGAAGCCTACAGCTAACCATATGCTACAGATACTTACTTACATGAAGCTAAAGAATGCTAAAGAAGGTTTTTTCTTATATGAAAATAAGAATACTCAAGAGATATTAGTGATTCCAGTTAGCATGAATGAGCGTAACAAAGAGATAATTGAAAATACTTTTAGGTGGCTTGAGTCAGTCTGGGATAATTTTCAAAACGGTGATCTTCCAAGAAGGCCAGAAGGCGCAACAAAATCAAAGATGCCTTGCACATATTGTCCAATTAAAAAGGAATGCTATACAAAGGGCGGACCAGAAGGAACAGTAGACCTAGATCTATTTGTGGTACCAAAGATATGATATGTGCAAATAAGGAATGTGCAAAAGATTTTGAGCCTAAAACTCATAACCAGAAGTATTGCACAGATGAATGCTGCAGAGTGGCAACAAATCGAAGAATCATGGAAAAGTACTATGAAAAGAAAGCTATTAGAAACGGCGCAGTTCGTCCATGCAAGAAATGTAAGATACAATTAAGTAGATATAATAAAACAGAATACTGTGCAACATGTGAAAAGAATATTGATATGTCTACAAGGGGCAAAGTAAAAAGGATGTTAGATGACATTGGCTAGTCTTGCAAAGACAAAAGCAAATAGGGTTTTAGGTATAGATGCCTCAACAAACTCTATTGCTTTCTGCTTGATGGAAGACGACAAGCCATTAAAGTGGGGCAAGATTGATCTTAATGGTCTTGATATATATGAAAAGATTCACGACGCAAAAAATAAAATGCATTCAATGCTGGAAGAATTAAAATCAGATTACATTGTTGTCGAAGGTGCTGTGTTTGTTAAGTCAGCAGATGCTGTAATTAAACTATCATATGTTTATGGGGTTGTTATAGCAGAACTAATGTCGACGGGGGCAAAGGTTATAACAATAGCACCGTCATCCTGGCAATCCTACATAGGAAACAAGAACCCTACTAAAGATGAGAAGCAAGCAATAAGACTACTTAACCCAGGATACGCAGACTCATGGTATCAAAACAAACTTAGAAATATGAGAAAGCAGAGAACTGCTGACTACTTTAACAGGAAGTATAATTTAAATGTGGTGGATTTTGACGTTGCAGATAGCTTTGGTATTGCACATTATGCTAACAAGGTACTAACAGAACGATGAAATTGTATCAAAATAAAGACTGGCTATTCAGAAGGTATTCTGTTCAAAAGAAAACCATTATTGAAATAGCTGAAGAGTGTAAAGTTTCTGCTATGACTATACAGAGATACCTAGAAAAGTTTGGACTGACTAAAAAAAGATGAGTAAAGATGTGTGGCTAAATGCCAATAAAGATACAGCAGGAGATCTTATCCTTACAGGTTATCATGGCCCACTAAGAGATATGCCTGTTTACGATGATGTAAAATCATTATTCGGACATGGATCAACAGCCCTAGACTTTGGGTGCGGAGTAGGAAGAAACTCTGTAGCACTATCTGACACATATGATAAAGTTATTTCTTTTGATTTGCCCAGCATGATTGGCCTAGTCCCAGAAGATAACAAGCTAAGCAATATAACATATACAACCGACTGGGAGTATGTAAAATCTTTTAAGTTTGATACTGTATTAGCAAGCCTTGTGTTTCAGCATATAGAAGATTCAGAATTGAATTCATATTTAACCGACCTGTTTCAAATAGCGGACAGATTAGTTCTTCACAGCAGAACCTGGATTGATCATTCAGCTTCACAGGTATTGCCAATTGTAGAGAAATACTTTATAATTGATACTATTGAGTATTCAAAAGATCCCAATAATCCTATTGAGGATCATTTTATTGCAACATTAAACAAGAGGGCGGAATAATGTTAAAACCAGTATATGAAGATGTATCTCAGTTTCATTGTAATGATTTGTATTTAAGATCAGTAGGTGCTCCAGCAGGCAATAAGATCTGGGAAACATGCCATGAAATTGCACACATGTTAATTGAAAAGAATATATCATATGGCAACTCGGCTTTAGAACCTGCAAGAATATTTTCAACGGCGGACTCAACAGAACAATTAAAGGTCCGTATTGATGATAAGTTAAACAGAGTAAAGAACAACCAAGGCTTTGCTGGAGACAATGATATTGATGATTTGATTGGCTATTTAGTATTATATAAGATTGCAAAGGCTAATTCTAATTGACATTTTAGTCAACTGAAAGTATAATAGGTTAATGAGCGAAATAGAATTAGCCCAACATTTTGACAGAATGAACAGGGTTGTAGAAGAACTTCTCAAAGGCAACACGCCAACACAGATTGCTACCCTAACGGGATTTCAAAGAAAAGAAGTACTTGAGTTTATTGACGAGTGGAAGACTGTAGTCCATAGCGATAGCGGAATTAGAGACAGAGCAAGGGAAGCCATCTCAGGGGCAGACCAGCACTATGCAATGCTTATCAAGGAAGCCTGGAGAACAGTTGAAGACGCAGACCAGGCGGGACAGCTGGCGGTTAAGTCAGGTGCATTAAAACTAATTGCAGACATAGAGACAAAGCGAATAGCAATGTTGCAGTCTGTTGGCGTACTTGAAAATAATGAAATTGCATCTCAAATTGTTGAGACAGAACGTAAGCAAGAAGTACTAATAAGAATATTAAAAGAAGTTACAGCACCATGCCCTAAGTGCAAAATGGAAGTTGCAAAAAGATTATCTCAAATAACTGGAGTAATTGAATCAGTCCCAGTAGAGGAAGCAGATGTCGTTTGATTATGCTGACCTTATTGACATGCTTGACGGCGAAGAGTTTGATGAAAAGCCAGTCGATCTAAAAACGTTTGCTACCCATTCAGACTATCTAGGCTTACCCCCGCTTTCAGAATACCAATATACATTAATTGAAAAGAGTTCTCAGATTTATAAAGAGTCAACTCTAATTAAGCTGTTTGGTGAAGAAGAAGGAAAAATAAGATTTAAACAAACCGCTAATGAAGTTGTTGCACAACTAGGCAAAGGAAGCGGAAAAGATTACTGCTCAACTATTGCTGTATCTTATATAGTGTATTTACTATTGTGCCTAAAGGATCCAGCAACATATTATGGAAAGCCTCCAGGGGACAGCATTGATATTATTAATATTGCTATCAACTCGCAGCAGGCAAGCAACGTTTTCTTTAAAGGTTTTAAGACACGCATTGAAAGATCCCCGTGGTTTGCTGGTAAATACAGCGACAAGGCTGCAGAAATTAAGTTTGATAAAGCAATTACAGTACACTCTGGCCACTCTGAGCGTGAAGCTTGGGAAGGCTATAACGTTATTGTTGTTATCCTTGATGAGATTTCAGGCTTTGCAATTGAAAATACCACAGGGCACGACCAAGCTAAAACGGGTGTGGCTATATATGATATGTATAGGGCATCAGTAGATTCTCGTTTTCCCGATTTTGGTAAAGTTATTTTGCTTTCTTTTCCTAGATATAAGAATGATTATATACAGCAAAGATACGACGCTGTTGTGGCTCAGAAAGAAACTATAGTTAGAGAACATAAATTTAAAATGGATACAGATCTTCCAGACGGTACAGATGGAAATGAATTTGAAGTCCAATGGGAAGAAGACCACATCTTATCTTACAAGATACCAAAGGTGTATGCTCTAAAACGCCCCACATGGGAAGTTAATCCAGTAAGAACCATTGATGATTTTAAAGTTGCATTTTTTACAAACCCAACAGATGCTCTTTCTAGATTTGCATGCATGCCACCAGAAGCAGTCGATGCATTCTTTAAATCAAGAGAAAAAGTTGAGAAGGCATTTAATAAAGGACACCTAGCAGTAGACACATTTGGAAGACTAGAAGAATGGTTTATACCAGATCCAGATAAGAAATATTTTTTGCACGTAGACTTAGCTCAAAAACATGACCATTGTGCAGTTGCAATGGGGCATGTAAACAGATGGGTTAATGTTAAAGTAACCGACACATACTCTCAGCCAGCACCGATTGTTGAGATAGACGCAGTAAGATACTGGACACCAACAGCAGATAAGTCTGTTGACTTTACAGAAGTTAAAGATTATATTTTATCACTTAGAACAAGAGGTTTTAATATAAGTGTTTGTACCTTTGACAGATGGAATTCTCATGATATGATGCAACAACTAAAACAATACGGCATCAATACAGAAATTCTATCTGTCGCTAAAAAACATTACGATGACATGGCGATGGTTGTATTAGAAGAAAGACTGATTGGCCCACACATTCAATTATTAATTGATGAACTGCTTCAGTTAAGAATTATGAGGGACAAGGTCGATCACCCTAGAAAAGGATCAAAAGACTTGGCGGATGCTGTATGCGGTGCTATTTATAATGCTATAAGTAGAACTAGATTTGACTCTAATCAAGAAGTAAACGTTCACACATATGAATCAATGACTTTTGATAATGATTTTGGTGTAGAGCCTGACGGAGAGACATCTAGTTTTAATATGATAAGGGCACCACGTATGCCAGAAAACTTAAAAGACGCAATGGACAGGATGATGATAATATGAGTACGTATCAAGAAAAAGCAAAAGAATGCAAGTGTTGCGGAAAACATGTTCCGCTTCCCACTGTATTAAAAGAATATAATGAAATAGTTTTATGTCCAACAACATTTTCTAATGTAGTTGAATATAAAAGAATATGGATAGCCTCTGGGAAAAGACCAATGGGAAATATTCGTAAACATTTTTCAGAATATGTACAGCAAATAGTTGAAGAAACTATTGACAAAAATGAAGACGGCACGTTATAATAAACTTCTAAGCAACAATAGCTTAGTTGGTTAAAGCCCCGAACTCATAATTCGGTAATCGTAGGTTCAAGTCCTACTTGTTGCACGAAAGGTTAATATGGATAACGAAGATAAAATGGAATACTATCTTTCAATAGGTGCCATAGAGTTGTCTGGAATGGACGAGGATGGCGAATTCATATTTAACATAACAGACAGGGCAAAAAAGCTTGCACCAGAACTTTGGCGGGCACACGAAGAGCATGTTAATGAGTCATTAGTTTCTCTATATAATAAAGGATTAATTAATGTAACATACAATGATAATCTTGAAGCAATAATTGAGATGTCTGATGAAGGAAAAAGGGCAGCAAAAGAGATGGGCTTAGTTGAAATGGATATGGACATAGATATTCCAAATGATTAAGACAAGCCTTCGTAGCTCAGGGGATAGAGCGAGACTCTTCTAAGGTCTGCGTCGCAGGTTCGATTCCTGCCGAGGGCACAATGCGGATGTTGCATATTGGTAGTGCCTCTGCCTTCCAAGCAGAAGGGGTGAGTTCGATTCTCATCATCCGCTCCATTTCTCACTCGTCCAACGGCAGGACATCGCCCTTTGGAGGCGAGAATCGTGGTTCGAATCCATGGTGAGAAGCAAAAAAAATGATATACTATAAATAAGCAGTAAAACTAATAAGGAGAAATAAAATGGCAGAAGTAATTCACCCAAATGCAGCAAAAGTATTAGCAGCGGCTAAGAAGTATGCTGATGAGAAGTACACAGAAGGAACTAATAACGATACAATTTTTGGAAAGCGATATGGAATGAATCACCAACCATGGTGTGCAATGTTTGTTTCAGGATGTTTTGATGATGCTGGAGTAGTTCATTTAGTTGCTGCTTCAACAAAGAAAGGTTTTGCATCATGTGATGCAGGAGCACAGTGGTTTGCAAAAAACAAAAGAATTGTTCCGATTGGACAAGCACAAGCAGGAGATGTAGTATTCTTTAACTTTGATAAGACCCCAACAGATACAGAACATGTTGGAATTGTTATTTCAAATGACGGAAAAAACCTTATCACTTATGAGGGTAACACATCTGGAGATACAAAAGGATCACAAGCAAATGGGGATGGCGTATTTAAAAAGAAGCGTCCTTATAGTTTAGTTATGTCAGTAGCTCGCCCAGATTGGGATGCACCAGCCCCAAAAGCTGCACCTGCAAAGAAAGCGGCTCCTGTAAAAAAGTCTGCAATTAAGAAGCCAATGTAATGTACGAATACCATGTTAAGAAAGTAACTAACGTAGTAGACGGAGATACAATAGACGTAGAGATTGATCTAGGTTTTGACATATCATTTAGTTCAAGAGTTAGACTGGCTGGAATTGATACTCCAGAAAGTAGAACAACTAATAAAGCCGAAAAGGTTTTGGGGCTTGAAGCTAAAGAGTATGTAAAGTCTAAGATCAAGGACGCTAAAGAAATTATCATTAAGACAGAAAAGATGGACTCATCTGAGAAATATGGACGTATCCTTGGATGGCTATTTCTAGATGGATCTAAAGTATCAGTCAATGAACAAATGATTGCCGATGGGTATGCCTGGGGATACCTAGGAGACACTAAGGTTAAAGACTTTGAATCTTTAGCAAAAGCTAGAGCTAAATCTGGTAAATAAACTATTGTAGTACTTTAGTAGAAATGGTATACTCGTTGTATGCTAAACAAAAAAACAATTAAGTTTTATGCTGCTGCTGAAGATTTATATGAGGTTGAGCAGCCTCCAATGCCAGCTAAATTAGCTATACCCGAATGGTTTAAAAAAATACCAGCGGAAGATAAATCAATGGCATGGGGCGATCCAAGGGATGCTGCAACTGTAAAAAAATGCATGCCATTTTTAGATTCTTTAACTGCAGGCTATATGGTTGTTACACCACAAGATATTAAAATAGCAAAAAATGAAACGGGTGGAACAATGGCATATTGGGGAGCAACATCTCCAGGAGCAGATGTTCTTTTTGATTTAGATAAACCATTACATAGAAGTGAAGGTATGCCAGTGCCACATGGATACAATAAATATGTATGGCGTATGGTAGCTTATCCACGAATTGAAACCCCATCTGGTTATAGCATCATGGTAACTCACCCATTTAATAGATACGACTTACCATTTTTGTCTTTAACTGGAATAATTGATTCAGATCAAGTGCATGCAAGACTTGCCATTAATATGTGGTTGCGTGATGACTTTGAAGGAATAATTGAAAAGGGAACTCCAGTAGCTCAAATCTTTCCTTTTAAAAGAGAAGACTGGGTACATGAGTCCTTGCCTCCTTTTAGCAGAAAGCGGGAACTTCAAGATACCTTTAAAGTAAGATCCGTAATGAATAGGTCCTATATGCGTCAGTTTTGGCAAAAGAAGTCTTACGAATGAAAGAAGTGTTTTGTTTTGATGATGTTTTGTTAGAGCCAGCAGACAACAGTAATGTTCAAAGCAGATCTTTGCCAAACCTTTTAATGAAAGTTGGAAATCCCAATAATAAATCAGCATGGTTAAATCTTAAATTTCCTATTATGATTGCTCCAATGGAGTATATAAGTAGCACTAAAATGTTAAATGCCATATCTTCAGCTGGAGGGCTGGGGTTTGTTCAAAGACATAACTCAATACAAGATAAAATGGCTCAGGCAGAGTCTTTAAATGGTAGAAGCGGATTTGCTGTCAACATAGATCAAGCAAAAGATGTTGAATTAATCAATAAAATATTGAGTTTTAACATAAAGATTATCCTTTTAGATACTGCTTTAGGTCATACAAATATAGTTATAGATGCAGTAAAGAATCTTAGAAGCATAGTGCCAAACAAAATTCACATAATGGTTGGAAACGTGTCTTCGTATGGTGCATATAAAGCTTTAATGGATGCAGGTGCAGATTCTGTAAGAGTTGGCATTGGTGGAGGTGCTGCGTGTATGACAAGAATTGAAACTGGATTTGGAGTTCCACTTTTAACTTCTATAATGGAAATATATGAGAATCTTAAAGATGATGAAATAAATGGCATTGTTGCAGATGGTGGAATTAAAAACAACGGGGATGTTGTAAAAGCTTTTGCAGCAGGAGCCAGCGCAGTTATGATGGGCTCAATGTTTGCTGGACACGATGAATGTGATGGAGACCCTGGGGCATTTAGAGGTCTTGCATCAGAAGAAATACAGGTCAAGATGGGCATAAAGAATCCATACGCAGAAGGAAAGTCTGGGCGGGTAGCAAGCAAAGGATCAGTAAACAAAACAATTAGAAATATGCAAAACTCAATT